GACTGTGGTTCGCGCTGAACATGACCCCGTTACTGTAATCGGCGAAAACGTGAGATTTCCGAATCAGTTTCCGTGCGTGACGATTGACGAAGTGTACAACGTCCCATCACAGCTTGATACTTCCGGTGCAGAGCCGTTTTCCGCAGTGACATACCGCGTTCAGGTGTTCTGCACGGGTGAAGGGAAGCGTGCTCAAGCGCGAAAGATTTTCAAGACTGTGAGCGATGCCTGCTGGCTTATGAATCTGATCCGCAAGACCTATACGACTACACCTGATGTTTACAACAGCAGTATCTATCAGATTACTGCGACGTTTGAAGCTGAAATTCGCTCTGACGGAATGATTTTTAGGAGGTAACAAAACATGGCTATTTCCACTTATCTGGCAACTCTGAAGTGGGGCGAAAGTGAGTCCGCTGTGGCGAAGGTAATCGACATCAAGGAGTTCCCCGATCTGATGGGTGAACCCAACATGCTGGAAACCACGACCATGAGCGACGCTGCTCAGACCTATATCCCTGGTATCAAGTCTATGGATAGCATGGCTTTCACTTACAACTACGACAAGGAAACCTTCACCAAGGTCAAGGCGGATGAGGGCAAGGCTATGCACTATGTGCTGGAGTTCTCTGACGGTTCTTCTTTCAAGTGGCAGGGTACCCACACTGCTACTCTTGCTGGCAAGGGCGTTGACGAGGTTATCGAGGCCGGTATCTCCATCGCTCCCAGCACCGAAGTCACCTTTGTGGCTGGCGCTTAATAATCTAACAAATTAACAGGAGGAACGAAAAATGTCTGTTTTGAAGATTGGCTATAAGGGCAAGAACTACGAACTGGGTTTCACCCGCAACACTGCGATGGCGCTGGAGCGTCAGGGTTTTGTGCTTGGCGAGATGACCAACAAGCCTATGACGATGCTGCCGATGCTGTGGCAGGGCGCGTTTGCGGCCTACAACAAGGGCGTGAAGCGTGATCTGATGGATGAAATCTATGCCCAGCTTCCTGATAAGGAGGGTCTGATCGCGGCCCTGACTGAGCTTTACGCAGAGCCTCTGAATGTGCTGACTGACGAGCCTGCCGAAGGTCAGGGAAACGCGACCTGGGAGATCGTCCGCTAAACGATGAACGGGCGCTCTCCCTGAGAGAAATCTTCGACGAGACGTTTCCGTACTACCTGTCGATAGGGATGCCCTACGAACTGTATTGGGATGGCAGGCCTGAGCTTGTCATCCCTTACAGGAGGGCTGACATCCTGCGTCAGAAACGGGAGAACAACAACGCGTGGCTGCAGGGTGTGTATATCCGAGCAGCCGTGGCTTCGACACTTGAAAAGAAGGCAAAGTATCCCAAGGAACCGATCAAACTTGCCGACCCGTACGAAGTTAAGAAGCCTGGGTTGACTCCTAAGCAGGAGAAGGCAAAAGCGTCCATGATGGCGTGGGCGGAACGCTTTAATCAGAAAATAACGCACTCCGATGCAGAAGCAAAGGGGTGATTTGAGTTGAGTACACAGATCGACAGTCTGTCGATTCGGATTGAGTCGAATTCCAGAGGTGCAACAACTGCGATTGACGGTCTGGTTGCTGCACTCGGAAGGTTGAAAACGGCGGCGAATGTTGGCGGCGCTGATAAGGGCATCAAGAAAATTGGCGATGCCGTAAACAAGGGGATGTCCGGCGTGCCGAGTGCCTTTAATAAGGGTGCGAAGGCAGTTGACACCTTTACTAAGGCTACGGACAAATCTGCGGCAAGTTCCGATAAGCTGGGTAGCGCTCTTAGTAGAGCTGCTGGCAGCGTATTGCAATTTGTTGGAAACGCAATCGGCATTCACCAGGTAGGTCAGGCCCTTGCGAACACACTGGCGCAAGCCCGTGAGTGGGACGGCATCTCCGCGCGTTTTGCGGAGGGTTTCGGTGATCAGGTAGACGAGGCGTACGCACACGTACAGAAATTGTCGGAAGCCCTCTACATCAACGACCAGGTGTTCATGCAGTACAGTTCAAACTTTGCGACCCTGGCGCGAGGCTTTGGTGTGGCAGAGACGGCCATCAAGGATATGTCCATTGGTCTGACGGAACTGGCCTATGACATCTACGCAAAGAACAACGACTTCTATACCTTTGAGGAAGCATTGATGGCAGTGCGTTCCGCACTGGTCGGCGAAGTGGAGCCTATCCGTCTTGCTGGTATTTCGATTACGGAAGCAACGCTGAAAGAGGTTGCAGCTAACAACGGTATCACTAAGAGCGTTGAGAACATGACCGAAGCTGAAAAAGCTCTGTTGAGATATAAGGCAATGGTGGATCAGGCGTATTCGTCTGGCACCGTTGGCACGTATATCAAGGAGATTGGAACAGTTGAAGGTTCTTCTCGCGCTCTTGCGCAGCAGTTGAAGGGTCTTGCCCAGGCCATCGGTTCTCTGGTCATGCCTGCCATCGCTGCTGTGCTACCGTATTTCCAGGCGTTGATTTCGCTTGCGACAAAGGCAGTCTATGCTCTTGCAAGTCTGTTTGGATTCACTATCAAGGCTCCATCGTGGAGCAGCGGACTTAGCGGTGCAACGCAGAGTGCCAATTCTGCAACCGGCGCACTGCAGAGCACGGCGAGAGCGGCGGAAAGTGTTGGCGATGCATCCTCTACTATCGGAAAGACCACGAAAGCTTTGGATAAAGCTGGCGCGTCTGCGAAGAAACTCAAGGACTATATGATGGGCTTTGACGAACTCAACGTCATTCGTCCTCCGGAAGAAAGTTCCGGCGGTGGAGGCGGCGGAGGAGTTGGTGGAGGTGGAATCAGCCTTGAGGTCGGCAGTTTGTGGACTGACGAAATGATTGCCGCCGCTGATCTAAAGGCAGAGGAAATCGCAGGCAGGATCCAGAAGTTCTTGCAGCCTGTTGCGGATGCTATCAAGGCTATAAATTTTGAGCCACTGATTAGTAGCGCAAAACGGCTGTGGGAGGCTGTGAAGCCTTTTGCAGCAACGATTGGTCAAGGCCTGTATTGGTTCCTGTTGAACGTCCTTATCCCGCTGGCTGGGTACACGATTGAGAACATCATTCCTGCATTCTTGAATGCTGTTGCTGCTGCACTTGAGTGGGTAACTCCGCAGCTACAAGAGTTTGGCAAGTGGGCAGTCAAAAACAAGGAACACATTGCTACGGTTGCCGTATATGCCGCCGCTCTGTTCGGAGCTTTCAAACTGGTTTCCTTTGTCTCTACTGCTGTCTCTGCATTCAGTGGGTTTAGTGGCATTGTGCTGGTTGCAAAAAAAGTCGCCTCTGGGCTGCTGATGGTTATTCAAGCCCTTGTTGTTAGTTTCAACGCTGGCGGAGGAGGCCTGGGTGGTGCGTTGTCTGTGGTCAAAACGCTGTTTAGCGGCCTTCTCGGCGTAGTCACCAAGGTTGTTTCAGCCGCGTTTTCTCCATTGGGAGCAGTAGTGGTTGTCGTTGCCGCTACGGCTATGGTGCTGGCTAAGAATTGGGATAAGGTTGTTGAGGTATTCAAGACCTTTGCTGAAAAAATCGACCTTCCCGGAAAATTCGAAGCAATCAAGACAGCCCTTGCTCCTCTGATGGAGAAGTTGGCTGGGCTGGAGGACCTGTTCACAGTCATCGGCACCGTCGGCGCTGGCATCGTCGCTATAGCAATGGGGGCTATTGGCGGCGCCTTCAATGCGGTTGTGTCGATGATTGCGCCCCTCATCGATGCGGTGGGTGGCCTGATTGACATCCTGGCTGGTCTTGGCTCGTTTATCGTCTCGGTATTCACCGGCGATTGGAACAAGGCTTGGGAGTCCATCCAGCTTATCTGGGACGGCATCGTAGGTCTGTTCGGTGGCTTGTGGAACGCTGTGGTCGCTGGTATTACTGGTTTCGTGCAGGGTGTCATCGACTGGTTTACCAGCCTGTGGGACACGCTGGTCGGACACAGTATCGTGCCTGATACCATCAATTCCATTATCGACTGGTTCCTGTCCCTGCCGGGAGCGATCCTTGATACGATTTCTGCGTTTGTTGCGTCTGTGATCGAATTCTTCTCGTCGCTGTGGACGAGCATCCAAACCGCATGGGCTGGTGTATCCACATGGTTTAGCGAACTATTCTCTGGCGCATGGACGGGCATCCAGACTGCATGGTCTGGAGTTGGCACATGGTTCTCCGACCTGTGGACGGGTATCTCAACCGCGTGGTCGGGCGTGTCCGCTTGGTTCGGCAACCTGTTCTCTGATGCGTGGACTGGAATTCAGACCGCCTGGGCTTCTGTGGGTACGTGGTTTTCTGATCTGTGGACAACGATTTCGACTGCATGGTCGGGTGTGACTACCTGGTTCAGTGATCTGTTTTCGTCTGCTTGGTCAGGGATCCAAACTGCGTTCGATGGCACGGTTATCGGAGATTATTTTGCAGCTATCTGGGGCACGGTTGAAGGAATTTTCTCAGTCGTGAAAGATGTGCTGTCTGGCAATTTCTCTGGCGCATGGAATGCTATCACAGAGATATTCTCAGGATGGTCTACCTATTTTAGAGCCTTGTGGACGCTTGTTCAGAACGCGTTTTCAAGCGTAGGTACCTGGTTTAGCGATTTGTTCTCTGGTGCGTGGACGAGCATCAAAAACGTATTCTCTGGCTGGGGATCGTTCTTCTCTGGGCTGTGGGATACCATTTCTACGACGTTTAGCAACCTTGGCACATCAATTGGCAGTGCCGTGAGCGACGCTATCACAGCCGGTATCAACGGTGTGCTCAAATGGGTACAGGATACCATCAACGGCGCGATCGACATCATTAATAAAGCAATCAAACTCATCAACAAGATTCCGGGCGTGGAAGTTTCAACCGTCAAGAAGGTTACCATTCCCATGCTGGCTTCTGGTGGCTTTGTTGATGAAGGACAGATGTTCATTGCCCGTGAAGCTGGCCCTGAGATGGTTGGCTCAATGGGTGGCCGTACTGCTGTCGCAAACAACGACCAGATCGTTGAAGGTATCTACCAAGGTGTGTACGCCGCTGTGCGTGCTGCAATGTCGGAGAATACAGGAAACGGAAACGTGCCGATCAATGTTTACCTTGACGGCAAGCAGATCACCGCATCCGTGGAAAAGCGCCAGCGTGAGCGCGGCGTGTCGATCATGACTGGAGGTGTGAACCTTGGCTATTGATGCACTTGTCTATGTAAATGGCTATGCGCTTCCTGAGCCGTCTACGTATAGTGGAAACACGTCTACGCT